GATGAATGCGACAGGACGAGAATTTTCCGATCGTTTGTGTGCTATGTATAGGCGTATTGAGAATTTAGGTGATAATAATATGTTTCAAGAGATGTTAATTGAAGAAGGTTGGATGGATTCTGATTTTGAAAAATATGATAAGAAATTGGTTGTATTGCGCTATGGTGTTAGTGTTTTATGGTGGTTGGTTCAACACACACCCTATTATCAACGTCATCCCGATATGTTGCTTGTTGTTCAATTAATTTTACAATCTTATCAACAGTTTTTTGTGCTGATTGGGAATGATTTATTCCTTTTTAAAACACATTTACCATCAGGGATGTGGGGAACAACTTTTGTAAATTGTATTTGTGAAGCAATAATTGAAGTTTTAGAATTCCATTTTTGTGTTTATTGTCACAAGCATGGATCTCCTCCTGGTACTGGGTTATTTGTTTCTCAATCTGATGAGGATTTCTTTAAACAAGTTTCCCTTATTAATTTTGGTGATGATAATCTTAAGTATGTTCATAGATCGGCTCGAGAGTATTATCAACATCATTATATTATGATGTTTTCTCAATGGATTCAAATGGGTATTACCCCAGCTTTTAAAGAAGAGAAAGTAATTAAATTTAAGAAAGTTACAGAGATTTTATTTCTTAAACGTACTCCAGTGTGGGATCCTAATTTGAATTGTTTATTAGGAACATTAACACACCAATCCATAGCTCGAATGTTTGCATTCACCGATTCGAGTTCTCCAGATTGGGAGAAAATGGTGGTTTTACAAGGATTACGTGAAATGTCATTCCATTTACCAATCTTGTATTGTAATTTTGTTAGGATATTCGAGGATATTATAGCAAAGTATGTTAATCTCTCTTCGTGCAATCAATCGATGTTGCGCGAAAGTATTATAAAATCGATAGACTGGATAAGTTTTATGGGTGAGAATTTGTTACCATTAGGTAATGAATTTGATACCTTTACTATTCCAGTCGAAGATATATTGACAGTTTCAACTAGTCAATCATCTCAAGCCGTGTCAGGGCTTTCAACAAAACTGGCTGATAAATTAAATATGTCAGCCTCTGACATATTTGTTTA